ATCAAACCCTGTGTCGTTGCTTGATCGTGCCAAGCCTAAGCCTCGCAAAGTCAAGTGGACTACACCTCAAGTCAAACAGTTCCTTGACACAGCATACAGTAATTGGGAGTGGCGTAGCATTGGCTTGATTGTACACATGGCGTTTCATTGGGCGCAGCGTATAGGTGACATGCGTTTACTTGAGTGGAAAGCATTAGACCTAGACAAGGGTGTGCTAGACCTAGAGCAAAGCAAGCGTGGTGCAGATGTTCACCTACCTATACAGGGTGGGTTGTTACCTATGCTACGACAGCAGAAGGAAGACTTTGGGTTCCTACCTTACGTAGCACCTAGAGTTAGGGCTAGGGCTGGTGTATATACGCCCTACGATGATGTTGAGATTTGTGGTTTAGTTAACAGTGTCAAGGATGCTGCTGGCTTACCTAATGAGTTGACAGCTATGGACTTAAGGCGTACAGCTATTACACAGATGGTTGAGAAGGGTGTTGATGTTGTGGGTATCATGCAGGTAAGTGGACACAGCACACCACAAAGCGTTGCGCCTTATTTGGTTAATACATTGGCAGGTGCTACTGAGGCACTGTCTAACAGAGAGGATGACTTGATATGATGAGATACTATGTAGAACTACGGATGAAACCTGATGATCCTATTTACCCTAATGTTTCTTTTTATGTAAAAGGCTGGTCAATAGAGCAGGTAAGGGATATGTTTTGTGAAGAAGATATAGTTGCAGTAGACCAGACAGATTGAGGCTAATATGATGCACAAGTACATAGAAGATTTAGACTTAGGGGAGGGTGACACTGTAAGAGGTGATTGCCCTGATTGTGGTGGTAAGAATACATTTACTGCTAACAAGTCAGGCGGTGCTGTCCTGTATAACTGCTACAAGCTAGGCTGTAAGATCAGTGGTGTTCACACTGTAGGTATGACTGCTGCTGACATACAAGCTAGGATGCAGGAAGTAGAACAAGATAAACCTAAACCAAAGGTAGAGATTATGGAATTACCTGAGTACGTTGTGCGGAGTGGTAGTGGGCTTGATGCATTTAGAGATAAGTGGGACTTATGGGATCAAGGCTTGATGTATGACCTCAAGGATAAACGCGCAGTGTTTCCTATCTTTATAAACAATGTTCTAATTGATGCTGTAGGTAGGGCTTTAGCTGGTGCAGAACCTAAGTGGTTGCGCTACACTGGCAAGGCTAACTACTTCATTGGAGGTACAGGCAAGACTGTAGTTGTAGTTGAGGATGTTATCAGTGCTATCACTGTAGCCAAGCTTGGTTTCACAGGTATGGCTATCCTTGGTACATCTTTGAGTGTTGCACATATGGAACAGTTGGGTAATTATTCTCAGGTTATCGTAGCGTTAGACCCTGATGCTGCACACAAGACCTTGCGTTTTAGACAAGAGATAGAGGCTTGGACAGGTGCAACCACTATTGCATTAAGGCTTGACGATGACATAAAGTATCGGGTAGAGTCCGACATTGAGCAGTTGAAGGAGTTCCTATGACATGGATAAAAAGAGAAGACCTAATCCTATGGCTAAGGATTTGATGAACCCCAAGTACAGACCTAAAGTTATACCTGACAAGAAACGTCCTGCCATTCGTAAGAAGAAGCACAAAGGAGATAAAGAAGATGAAAGCTAGAGAGGAATTACTTAGAGAGATTGGCGAGTTAAAGAAACGCATTGAGCAACTTGAAGCACAGCTAAAGATTTGGAAAGGCACAGCACCGTGAACAACTATGTATATACAGCCATTGGACTTGTAGTCTTTTATGTAGGACTAAAAATGTTTAGTGGGGGCATGAAATCTATGGGCAACATAGACCACTTGACTTGGTTCTTAGGCAACCCAATCTATATGTTCTTTGGGTCAATCGTTATGACACTGGCGTGGCAGAGTAGTAGCCTTAGTACTACAGCAATCATTGCTTTGGTTGCATCAGGTGTACTACCCTTACCTGCTGCTGTGGCTGCTGTGCTTGGGGCTAACATAGGTACAACAGGTACGATCTGGCTGGCAGGACTGCTAGTGTCTGACGGTATGCCCAAGGGTGACACGTTACGTATAGCCATGATACACACTGGCGTTAATCTTTTGATGGCACTAAGTCTGTTGCCATTTGTAAATCACATAGCTAAGTATGTTGGGAGAGTAGGGTGAATGATGAGGAATAAGTCTGTAGTTTATTACTCACAAGTTACGCTGCAACGTAACTATTTAACTTTTACGCCATAGCGTAAAGAAAAGGACAGGAAAATGAGACAGCACATATACGATACGTGGACACTAATCATGGACTCAGATAGAAGTCCACTAAAGAATATACCTGACAACAATGCCCGTCACTTAATCTTGCAGATACTTGCATGGATGTGGTGCATTGTGTTTAGCATTTTCTTGGGTAGCTATCTTGTGTTTGGATTGACAGCAATAGCGCATGTGTTACTACTGGCTGCAATAGCTGTAACTGTAGGTACATTTGATACTGCCAACAGGAATCCACAGATGTTAAGTGATGTAGCTAAACGTCTTGATGGTTACAATGGTAGACGTAACAATGGGGAGCATGACTGATGATTAAAGCAACATACATAGACCACATGGGTAGTGACCTGAGTGTAGTCAATGCAGCACGTGTATCCTTTGGTAAAAAGAGTGAGGCACTTGGTACATCAGGCGTAGTGGGTGAGCCTATGACACCTATACTTAATGACCCTGACAAGAGGTTGATCAAGTACCTAGCCAATCATAGGCACATGTCACCATTCGGTCATGCCTTTGCCAGCTTCCATGTCAAGGCTCCAATCTTTGTAGCTAGACAACTGGTCAAGCATAAGTTCTTACGATGGAATGAGGTTAGCCGTAGGTATGTAGATGATGAACCAGAGTTCTATGAGCCTGATGTGTGGCGTGGCAGGGCTGACGATAAAAAGCAAGGCAGTGCTGGTGCTGTAGAGTCCGTACCTGTTGGTGCTTTAAAGGTTCAAGGGTATTGCCTAGCTGCTTACCAAGACCTATTGTCTGGTGGTATCTGTCCAGAACAAGCACGTATGGTGTTGCCACAAAGCACCATGACTGAGTGGTATTGGTCAGGTAGTCTTGACGCCCTTGCAGATATGTGTAATCTTAGGTGCAAGGAAGACACACAGTTAGAGACTAGGCTAGTAGCTAATCAGATATGCGACAGTATGCATAAGCTATTCCCTTTGTCTTGGAAAGCATTGAGAGGACTATACGGATGATGGAGCTATCTCTAATTAGAACCCTACACGATCAGGAGTTCTATGAGGATCACAAGGGTATCAAATGCCCTGACAAGTTGTTCACTAAAGATGTACGAAAGATCAAGCGTGTCTTAGATAACGCTATGGATAAGTATGACCGCACTATATCTACCTCTGAGCTAGAGGCTTTGTTCTTCTCTGAGTACAGCACCATGACTACAGCCAACAAGGTTTTGTATGAGGGTCTGTTTGCAAAGCTACGTAAAGAAGTACCTATGTCTACGGACGTAGCCTCTGATGTATTGTCTCGCATGTTTAGGCAGCACGTAGGGGAGCAAGTAGCTAACTTAGGGTTTGACTACGTTAACGGTAAGCTTACGTCCCTTGAGCCACTACGCCAAGTGCTAGAGGCGCATGAGGATAACTTCATGCCTAACATGAATGTTGAGTGGGCTGACATTGATATAGATACCATCTTAGAGGCTGGTACTAAACAGTCACAGTGGAAGTGGAACATACCTAGCCTAGCAGGGCGCATAGAAGGCATCAGCAGTGGACACTTTATCATTGTAGGTGCTAGACCCAACACAGGTAAGACAAGCTTCCATGCGTCTACTATTGCCTCACCTAAAGGCTTTGCAGAGCAGGGTGCTAAGTGTATGGTACTGTGTAACGAGGAAGAGTATGTACGTGTAGCTGAACGCTACTTGTGCGCTGCTGCTAGTATGGATACAGACGAGATTAAGTCTAACTATGCGTTGGCTGCTGCGAGGTATAAGAAAGTGCGTGATAAGATTAGTATGTTTGACAGTACAGGTAAAGACTTAGGGTGGGTAGAGAACATCATTAAGCACAGCAAGCCTGACATAGTTATACTTGATATGGGTGATAAGTTTGCCTTAAAGACTAGCGACAAGTCAGACGTATATCTTAAGGCTGCTGCTATCCACG